GCCTACGTCTCCAACCGACACGTCTACGACGTGAAGGGTCACCTTCTCTTCCTCAAGAAATCACCCAATTGCTGGTCGCTCGTACGATCGACCCGCCATTTCTTTAGAATTCATATCACCGGGGAGCGACCTGTCTGGCATCCAGGCACATCTACTCTCGGTAGGAAACACCCAGTTCATAGCGACCGTGGTGTAGAGTGGTACGTTCGGGTAACACCGAACCCCGAAGGGTTGCCCTACTTGTGTTCCCCTTTGGCCCTCACGGACCTAAGGTATCGACGCAATGGCCGCCACTCATCTCCCTACCCTGCGCTGACCGCAACTTAGGTCAGACGCCCCCCGACTTTAATCATAATATACTCTGACGGGCGTCTCGATGGCCCCGTGCTCACTCACTCCCCAACACGGTATCGGACCAACCACAACTGGTCTCAATCCTTCCTCGGAGAAAAGGGAGAGCCTCCACGTCTCTCATGACGCCGGAATTCCCCCCGCGGCACCACTACCTGCTAGCCGCCTCCAACAATCCCGTCCGGAAACTCCGTATAAGGGGGCAAAATCCCCAGCTCATCGTCGCCCCAAGACAAGTTGTACATGACGGATGTCATAAACAACACGTCTTCCCTCGGAGGGAAGGGGGCTAGAAAAGCTTTTGACGGAGTCCGCCGGACCCACTCGAGCCGGGTATTCCTCAACCGGAAACGAAGCTCATCATCGGTCGCGTAAAAGGGCGACAGGTCGCTAGGGTAATCGTGGCGATGCCACTTGACAGCGCTTCTAGAGAGGCAGTAAAGTATCGCCTCTCGCACTTGTTGCGTACCCTTAAACCCGTCGGCCCACTTTCGAGCCGCAACCTCAATCGAACTCTGAAGGAGCTCTTCAGGGCTTAAAGCCGACAAGTCGATTCGGGAGACAAAGTCACCGAAACCGACCTCGTGCTTACGATAAGCCCTAGGAAGCTCCCCGGAAGGAAAATTGAGCAAACCAAAGACTTGGCCAAGACGACGGGCCAAAAGCCCGCGGAAACCGAGAGAGGGTAAGGAAAGGGCGGCATCTCTCAACTCCCCCAAATGCCACCTAAACCATTCCCTCCCAGCTCGGAATCTGATGTCTGGTTCCTCACAGCCACACAAGAAATCGGCAAAAGAACGGCCTAGGGAGGCCGGATGCTCCGCTGGACGGAACATGCCGAAACGTGGTGACCAGGAAGGTACCAAAAACCCCTGCTCCCAAACAAGCAGGGTAGAATTTATGGTACCCCAGTCTCTCTCCACCGACGTCTTTGACTCCTCGACGGTCAATCCGACGGGTCCCAGTACCTTGGTCCACCTCAGGTAATGATTATCCTTCTGAAAAAGGATGTCATCACCGTTGATGAGGAGAGGTACTTTCTTCTTCAGTCCCACGCCTCGCATCGACCACCTAAAGGCTAGGTAGTTCTGCAAGCAGAGCAAAGGAAACGAAAGAAGAGAACCCATCATCTGTCCCACCGTAACGTCGACTTCTGAGTACCGCAAACCGAACTCCGCAGAGGGATCCTTCACCACCTGGCTCAACGTGGGTCGAAGAGCCCGAAGGGCGAATCCTTGAATGTTCGTAGGAATGCAGGCAGAGGTTTGAAAGAGAGTGGACATGATCGTCTCGGCTACCTCGATGGAAAGACCATCGGTGGCTGACTTGTAGTCGCCGGAGACCAACACCCCCTCCCCCTCCTTAAACCCGGCCCGCCTAAGCTTTGAAGCTGTAGGAGGCCCTACCAACAGCCACGGGAACTGCTTTAAATGACCGTACACCACTTTATGGAGAGGCTTAAGCAACAGCATCTCCGACTGAAACTTTGAAAGTGGTCGCGGTTTTCCCGATGACTGAACCACCATTAGACTTCCCATCATTTTTTCCGGAAGGACCTCGCGCCCGAAGAGGGTAGCGTCGAGGAACCAAGACTGACCCCGAACCGGCGCCAAGAACCCGGCTTCCGTAAGGGTCTTCTCATGATGGAAGGCCGCCAAAGAGCCGCCGTGAGAACGAATTTCTTCACTGCAGGCACTTAATGGCGGAGAGGTGGTGAGGCAATACTGCTCGTACTTCGTATCCCAACCCTTTCGAAACAGGGTAAGGATCTCTTTGCGGACGAAGTCGAGGTAACCCTCAGGTAGGGCCTTAGGGGGCCCACCGATAGACGAGACAAGCTTATCAAGCATACCATCTTCCATACAGGCACAAGAGTCTGGAAGACCCTTCTTAATTGACTGGAAGGACAGTTGCTCCCTGGGGACGTCTGAAACGTCCCGAGACAGGAAGCCCTTGATAAGCCCGGCCAACTCGGCACACGAGCGGTAATCCCCTTGGAGGGGGGACACTTTTCGACCGAAGATGACCTGCCAGGAGGCAACAGACCGTTCGACATAGTCGACGGTCCGCTGCCGGTAGGCGCGGCATCGCCCCTTGGGGCGCCGCGAATTTAGGTTGACCACAGACAACGCTGACATAGCGCTTCGAGACTACGAGTAGTCTGACGAACACAACAGCGATGACCTTGACAAAGAAGGGACTAGAACTGGTCCCTTTTTTTG